GTGGTAGTATGGCATCAATAACATATTCAGCATTAGATGACTTGATTAGTCTACTTCATAATAATTGGGGTGGTTCTGGAGATGCTGGTAGAGAACCAGTATTTGTAAAAGCATGGGAACGAAGAACTGTAGGATTTGGTAGTGATACAAGAGAGGTTGTATTCATAACACCTAGGCAGGAAAACATACAATATTTTGGTTTACATGGCAGTAATTTCTTTCATGACTTATCTGTTGATTTGGACATAAGAACATATTATGATGAGGAAAGACATAACATAGTAGTTAAAGAAGTAATAAGAATTATCAAGGCTAATATAAGAGGATCAGTAACTTTTCCATATACTGATTTAAGGATTATGTCATCATATTCTAGAAGTGAGATGATGAGAAATATGTATAATCATGTGGTTTCTGTATCATATAGAAAGACTGACCCTTAAGAATATTTATATAGTTAAGAGCCACAAATAGGTTAGAATGGTACGAACTGGTGCAAGTGCATATGTTAGATATGGATTCGAAGATACTTATGGAATAGGAGCTTCTCCTACTGATTCATTTGGTCTAAAAACAGGAGTTTCTACGTGGACTTTAACTACAAATAGAACTGCTTTAGCAACACTAGGTCAAGTAGAGCCAACAACATTTGCTTATGGACAACAGCAAGGTTCTCTCAGTATTGGTTTTGTTTTTGGAGATACAACTTCTTATAAGATTTTTCAGGGTATTTATGGAAAACCCACTACAAGTGGAACTGATGAGGTATTTGGTGGTTTAGATGGAGGAGATGCAATAAGAACCATGCATCCAAATGCTACTTCTGATGATGGTCTTACATTCACAACTGAGATAGGAGTTGACATGGAAGGATCAACCACTAATAATATTAGAACATTAACAGGATGTATTTTAAATACTTTATCTCTTAGTGCAGCAATTAATGATACTGTTAATTGTACTGCTGATATAACATATGGACAGGAATCAGCACCATCAACAAATTATGCAGTAAGTAATAATCCAGCAGAGACTTCAGCCCCATTCACATTTGCTCATGGTACTTTAGCCCTAAGAACAGCAGATGGCACTGACCCTATAGCAGAACTACAGGAAGCAGATGTCAACTTTACACAGAATACTGATTTACTTTACAAGTTAGGACAAAACAAAGCAACCAATTCATATAAAAGAGTTTTGGATATAACAGGAAGATTCAAAGCATCATGGATTAATACGGATAAACTTTTGGCTGTAATAAACCAACAGGCAGGATCAGGGCATAAAGAAACATGGGGAGATGCATATGCAGGTGGTGGTACTGATGTAGAACTTAATTTAACATTTGATAATCCTGCAAGTGGAAAAGCATTAGTAATTACACTTAATGGGTTAAGCTTCGCTGATCACAGCATAACAGGATTAGAGCCTGTAGAGCCAATATTTGAAGAATTGACTTGGCAAGCAAAAACCTGTAAGGTTACAGCAGATATAGCATAAACATTTATATATAGCAACCACTTTAAGTCTGGTATGGCTTTAAAGACATTCCAAATCGATTACAACGGAGAAAAAACAGTTATAGAATATGAGGACGATCTGAAATTTGGAGAACTTGAAGCAATAGTTAGTAGAGCAGTTGACTTGTCAGACCCATCAAAACCAAGAGTAAACATACCACAATACAGAATTGATATAGTTCAAAAGGTATTAAGGAAAGCACCATTTAAAACTGGTGATCTTGTGGCAATACGAAATCAACCTAACTCTGTCATAACGCAAATCATCTCAGGAGTGATGAAAGACTTCCCTTTAGGGAAGTATCTGGGGGATTGGGTAGAAACGTTCGCAGGCTCCCTGCCAGAGAACGAGAACGATATGAAGTCTACTACTACCTAGCATCAGAATTCGGCTGGGATAAAAAGAAAGTAGATAGACAATCTGCAAAATACGTATATAGACTACTTGATATGGCTTCTGAACAGAACAAAAAGGCAGAAAGAGAACAAAGAATGACTTCCAATCAAATGAAGAAATTTAAGTAAACTTAAATAGATTAGAGATTTATATGTAGTATGCCAGACTTTAATAGTGCTAGCGATATGGATGACATCTATCGCAATATGGAGAAACTCCATAAGAAACTGAAAGATCTAGGTTATGATTTAGATGAGATAAGTGACCAATTAAAATTATACCATGCTACTGAAGCAAAGCGAATATACCAGATGAGAGCAGCAATAATAGATTGGGAGAGAATAACTCATTATCAAAAAGAACGTCTAAAAGCAAACAAAGAAGATAAAGACCATAGAACAAAAAGAAATATGGAGGAACACGCTGAGTACTTTAGACAGATTAGAAGAAATATGCGTATGAGACAATCACACTCATCCCTTAATGAACAGTTAAATTTAACAACAAAAGCACTTTTTGGTGGTGGTATTGGTCTCGGTACAGTTTTTGGTCAATTAATAAAAGGAGGAAAAGCAGTTGCAGATGCTGAGGAAGAGAGAGTAGATTTAGAAAAAGATGTAGTAAGAGCATATGAAAGTAGGAATCAAGCAGGGAAAGAGGGGAATGTAGCAGATTTTCATAAATACCAAGAGCAAGCAATAGCAGCACAGAAAGAACTTAAAGAATATCTTAAAAGCCCCCAAAGTAGACTAGGAAATTTATCATTGTTTGGTAAGACTATATCAGAACGTTTACAAGGTGGTAGTGAATTCTTTAAAAAACATGGTCTAGGTATAATGTTATCTATTGGTAGTATAGGATTACTTGTCACAGCTCTAAAGCTTGTATACAATACTTCTCCTATGATGCAGGCATCAGTAAAACTTCTTGGACTTATATGGAATTTAGGATTAAGACCTATTGGTGACTTTTTTGGTTTTGTAATGAGACCAATATTTATCATGTTATTAAGATCTTTCATATTGCCTTGGTATAAATATGCATATCCTTTCTACCAAAAATGGGGTAATAAGATAGGAGAATTTGTGACAGCCCCATCATGGGAAAAACTTGAAGATATATTTGATGATATTAAAGCCCTGAATCTAACAGATCTTCAGCTTGCTATTGCAGGTGTAGCTACAATGATGGGTGTAGGTGGAGCGTTCTATCTTGCTTTAAAAGGCTTAATAGGATTAATTAATAAAATAACAGGAAAAACACCAACACCAGCACCAACACCAATGCCAAAACAATTACCACCACCTACTACTACAGGATCTAATATTAGTAAATTCCCTGAACACTTGAAGCCTTTTTCAACTTTGTATACTGGAAAATCTCCAACAACAAATTTGGGAGCAATGAAAAATGTTAGTGTATCTGAGAATGTAAAAACTTGGATTTCGAAGCAATGGAATAAGATAAAGAATGCAGGAGCAAGAATGAGCAAAAGTATGGAACAAATGTCTAAACAATTCTGGGCAAGAATGGAAACCAACCCAATAACAAAAAGATTATTCAGTCAAAAAAATATGATTAAACTTGCAAAAGGTGGTATGAAAGGAGGAATAGGATTTGTTCCTGCAATAGCAGATATACTAATGGAAGCGATTAATCCTACCTTGTACAAAGAAAATAAGGAGAATTTCTGGCAACAATATCCTTTCTTTGCACCTGACTTTGATCCAGCTACTGGTGTGAGGGAATCAGAAAAAGAGGGAGTTTTGATGGCACATGGTGGTATAATAAGAGAGCCTATACATGGTATTGGTAGAAGTGGACAAAGATATACATTTGGAGAATCTGGTGCAGAAGTGGTTACTCCTATGGGTAAAACTTTGGGTGGTACATCCATAACAATTAACATTCAAAATATGTCAGGTTCCACGCAAGACTTAAATAATTTAAGACAGACAATACTAGCTGTGATACAGGAAGCAAACACAAGAGGTGGTAGAATTTGACCTCAATTTATTTATACAAAAGAGATGGTAATGAATATACATCATATAGATATGAAATAAGCAATATTGAAAGACTTGACATACAAAAGAGTACACCTGTATCTGCAATGCCACTACCTATGGAAGATTCCAGTGAAAATATATTGGTAAAAATGGAAGGAAACTCTGAAGTAATTCAGATGACATGGAGAATACCAGAAGAAAGTGCAGTAAGAATTAAGACAAAAACAGGAGTTGAAGATGTTGCTATAAACCAAGGAACTGCTGATGATGATGCAAAATGGGAATGGGGTGGACAAACAGGAAGTTATCCCACAAATTCTTTTACTGGTTGGGCTTCAGGTAATCCTGTAAAGAACACAGCAGGTACTACTTCTGGAGTAGGCAGTGATGTAGTAAATTATCTACTATCTAATTTTGAAGGAAGGGATATTGAAGATGAATTTTATGTATCTATACCAGAAATGGATGCAAGAGAAGGGTGGTTAAGTCAACTAAATGCTACCATATCAGGAGACTCTCCTGTAGTTTGGACAGTATCTGCTACATTCCAAGTAGGAAGAGTAATATCAATATATGATATGGACAGTCCTAGTGAGCCAAGAGATGTAACAGTTGTACCATCTAATAGTTCTGGTGGAACAGGTGGAACAAATACACATCTAAGAATTCGATGGGTAATTCCTATAGAATCTGGTGAATCGGCAATCATAAAATATGTAATTTACTCAAGACCCTCTAACTCTGATGGATGGATGGAATTAATTACGGATGAAGTAGCCGACTTTACAAGTGGTGGTAATCTACAATATGTATATGGTGGTACATCAGGTGAAACTTACGAATTTAAAATCTCTGCCAGAAATGTAATTGGAGAAGGAATGAAATCTAATAGAAAATCAGGAATAATGCCATAGGTAATATTATGGATAAAAGTAAAGTACGGTTTTACGTTAATAAGAAACCAAGACAAATGTTTAAATCCATTGTAGAAAGAAATGGAACAAGAGCAATAGATACAGGATTGTTTTACTGTACTAAGAAT